CTTACATATTTATACACAGCATCCAAAAAACCCGGGCAATTCGGATCAGCGAGAGGATTCGTGCATATAATATCAGTTTCATCTACGTCCATTCTGTAAAGGTATATAACAGAAGCATCAGTGACCGTTCCGTCACCTTCTACAGTGATAGAACCGTCACCCCACTGTTCTCCAGGTATGCCAGTGAATCTAAAGTTCTTTAGAATAGAATTACCAGGTAAACCAGACCAGTCATCAACCTCTTCAAAGACATATCCACCATTCACAGCGTCTTCGTTTCTAACATACACCGTAGCATCAGAGGTCGGGTCCTTAGACATGACATAGTAGTATGTTACGCCATTGACCTGCAATGATACGTTGGGTGATGAAAAATCTGGTAGAACATCTACAGGCGACCAGGTTAATCCGTCATTGACTGCGTTATTAGTAACTCCGTAGGTGGTATCAGCCTCCGCCGAGTAATACGGCAAGAATACCGAGAACGAGAGCGCCACCGATAAGAGTGGTCCTAGTGTCCGGATCAATGTTCATTCCTATACCTGGTTGAGAATCGGGTCTGCGTGACTGGTTGGACGGATCGTTCCATTCTGACTTTGCTTCTTCACCGATCTTACCGTCGATAGGGCAAGGTGTACCTGCGTCCATCATGGCCTGAAAGATCCTGCCATCTTGACACATAACTGATACGGCAGCAACCTTCATGCCCATATCGTATAAAGTCTTGGCGTTCTTTAGCTTTTCACAGTTCATGTCTCTGACAGTGGATCCTGCTGAGATTCCCAGGATCTGTGTCTGTACAGCACCAGATACCCCGACCGTACACAGGTCAGAGTTTGCTGTATTGATATTAGGGGAGATTGCCGTAGGAGGTGCAGTGATGACTGTGTTGGTCGAGTCACTGGTTGTCGTTACGGTACTTGTTGTGGTATTCTCTGTGACAATGGGATCATTGGTCGTGGTTGTGGTCTCTTCCTGAGCCACCGCTGCTGAAGCCGCAAGTGTCATGATAAAAGCAGCAAACATTCTTTTGAACATGGTGTTTGCCTTTTTTGTAGTAGGTGTTGTATTTATAGTTTACAGCCAGTATAAAATATGATAGAATTCACTTCTTAACGTTAAATGAAAGGATTGTCCATGTCTGTAATGGATAAACTCAAAAAGAATTCTAAGCTTAGTCACACTGCAGTACTGTCTAAGTCTAAGTTCTTTACTGACAAAGATATGATTCCCACTGACGTTCCGATGCTGAACGTTGCACTGTCTGGCTCGCTGGAAGGCGGACTCGCTCCAGGCCTTACAGTTCTTGCTGGTCCATCAAAACACTTTAAGAGCTCGTTTGCTCTAAAGATCGCATCAGCTTATATGAAGAAGTATCCAGAAGCTGTGATGCTGTTCTACGATTCTGAGTTTGGTTCTCCACAAGAATACTTCCAGAACTTTGATATTGATACTGATCGTGTACTGCACACGCCTATTACTAACGTCGAAGAACTTAAGTTCGACCTTATCAACCAACTAGAGCAGATTGACCGTGATGACAAAGTTATCGTCATCATTGACTCTATTGGTAACGTAGCATCCAAGAAGGAGCTTGAGGATACACTCAACGAAAAGTCTGTGGCAGATATGTCACGTGCCAAGGCACTCAAAGGTCTGTTCCGTATGGCAACTCCGTACTTGACCATGAAAGACATTCCGATGTTAGCAATCAACCATACATACCAAGAGATGGGTTTGTTTCCAAAGGCAATCGTGTCTGGCGGTACAGGCATCTACTATTCAGCAGATAATATCTGGATTATTGGTCGTCGGCAGAATAAAGTTGGCACTGAGGTTACCGGATATGACTTTGTAATCAACGTGGAGAAATCTAGATATGTCCGTGAAAAATCCAACATTCCTATCACGGTTTCTTGGGAAGGTGGCATCGATGAGTATTCCGGTCTACTTGATGTGGCTCTGGCAGGTCAGTTCGTCGTCAAACCGAAACAAGGCTGGTACGCCAAAGTCGACCAAGAAACAGGCGAAATAGATGGAAAGAATTTTAGGCAAAAAGAGTTAACAAAAGACTTTTGGTATGATATAATCAACTCTGATAAGTTCAAAGAGTTCATTGAGAAACAGTACCGTGTTGGTATGATTCCTGATGAAGTTGTAACTATTGTAGAAGAGGACGAGATTGTTGAGTGAGGATAGATTAGATAGCCTAAAAGAAGATGTGGACTGGAGGATCGTCGGAACCTCCAGTGTCGCCGTTAGTAATAAGATGGTGGACTGGGGAATCCAGGTACTACAAGAAGGTCGGTACAAAGATATTATCCTGGTATACGGTGAGATGAATATATCTGAAGCCGAGGATGGAACAGGTGATGGTACGCTAACCTTCGACTTTGATATCTTTCACCGTGCTGGTAAAAACGATATTGAAAATGATGAACCAGAGCTACAGCAACTGGCAGGTGATTTGCTGGTAGTAGCTTTTACTAAAGCAATGGATGAAGGAAAGGCGGTAATTAATGGCAGAGACTCTGAGCAGGACTATCCTACGATCACTCTTGACTAATGAGAGTTATCTTCGTAAGGTTATTCCGTTCCTCAAGCCAAACTACTTTGAAGGTCCGCCAAAAGTAATCTTTAAGCAGATTGGCGCTTTTGTCGATAAGCACAATACTTTACCTACTCTGGAAGCATTCCGTATTGATCTTGAACAAGACGAAAAAATGTCTGATGATATGTTCACTGAGATCTCTGCGATGCTTCCAGAGATCTTTTCCCCTGTAGATGTTGACGAAGATTTCCTATTAGAAAAGACTGAGAAGTGGTGCCAGGAACGTGCACTACATATCGGCATTATGAAGTCTATTGACATCCTGGATGGTAAGGACGATAAGCTAACCAAGAATGCTATTCCAGACATTTTGTCTGAAGCATTAGGTGTAGGGTTCGATTCGAATGTAGGTCACGACTACCTTGACAATGCAGAAGAACGATTCGACTTCTATAACCGTAAAGAAGAACGTATGCCGTTTGATCTGCACTACCTGAATGAGATTACCAAAGGTGGTTTGCCTGATAAGACGCTGAACGTGATTCTGGCTGGTACAGGTGTAGGTAAGTCTTTGATCATGTGTCATATGGGCGCTAACGCTTTGCTACAGGGCAAGAACGTTCTGTACATTACTATGGAGATGGCAGAAGAACGTATTGCTGAGCGTATCGATGCTAACCTGCTAGACGTTCCTATCGATCAACTAGATAAGATGTCTAAGCCAATGTTTACCGAAAAGGTGGATAAGCTGAAGACCAAGACTATTGGTAAGCTGATCGTTAAGGAATACCCAACTGGTGCTGCGCACTCTAGTCACTTCCGTGGATTGCTAAAGGAACTGAAGCTGAAGCGTTCATTCGAGCCAGACATTATCTTCATCGACTATCTAAACATCTGTGCATCGTCACGTATGAAGTCGATGGGTGGTGCTATCAACTCCTATACGTACATCAAGGCTATTGCAGAAGAGCTACGTGGCTTGGCAGTAGAATGTAGTGTACCTTTGGTAACTGCCACACAGACTACACGATCCGGCTATGGTAGCTCTGATCCTGGTCTGGAAGATACATCTGAATCGTTTGGTTTGCCTGCTACCGCTGACTTGATGTTCGCACTTATCTCTAATGACGAACTGGAACAGTCTGGTCAGATTATGGTCAAGCAGCTGAAGAACCGCTACAACGATCCCGGTAAGCATAAGCGCTTTGTACTAGGTATAGATAGGTCTAAGATGAGGCTATACGACGTAGGCGAAGCTCACCAAGACGTCATTGATGATGGTGTACCAGTATTCGACAAAACCCCCTCTGGCGACAAATTTAAGGACTTTAAGATATGAACCAAACCGTACTCCCTGTTGCAATCACTTCCTCACTGATTAATGCCTATGCAGATGGCACAGGTAAGAAAATGACTGCTCAAGATATTATTGTGTATTGTGCCAGAATTTCCAATCCTAAAAATCAAAACAGTGATGCACCCGCAGATAAGCTTCTAAAGTATCTGATGGAGCATAAGCACTGGTCACCTTTCGAGATGGTTGATATGGTGATGGAGATTAATACGACACGAGATATTGCTCGTCAGATTCTTCGGCATCGTTCATTTTCGTTCCAAGAGTTTAGTCAGCGATATGCTGATCCTACCAAAGACCTTGCAGTCTACATGAGAGAGGCTCGGCTACAAGATACCAAGAATCGGCAGAACTCTATCGAGACGGATGATGATGAGCTAAAGAGGGCTTGGGACTTAAAACAAAAGCAGATTGTTCATGAGGCTCAGTTGGCATATAAGTGGGCTATTGAGAATGGTATTGCCAAGGAGCAAGCACGTGCCGTACTGCCGGAGGGTAACATGCAGTCTCGAATGTACATGAAAGGTAACATTCGTTCTTGGATTCACTATTGCGAACTACGGTGTGCCAATGGTACACAGAAGGAACACCGTGAGGTTGCCTATAAGTGTGCAGGTATCCTAAAAGACCACCTGCCGTTCTTGAAGAACTGGTATAAGGAATTAGAATATGACAGATAAAATTCTAATCTCTGAATACTGGATTCAGGACAATGGTGGATTGGTTAAGGTGTACAAGGACGGTAACACTTATGAGCTGGTAGCGGAGGAGGATGATGGTACTGTCTTCCTCCACTCTAAAAACATTTCAACATTAAGGGAAGCAGAAAATAGGGCGGAAGAAATTGCTCTCCTGGTATAAGAAGCTTAGAAAGGCTGGGTATGGTCGTATATCCAGCTTAACGTCTGCAATATATAATTGTCAGTACTATGATAAGCATGGTGTGTATCTAGAAAAGCCAAATACTAAAAGACTCGATCTGATTCTATACTTTATTGTATATTGGCATCATCCTAGAGATAACTTTATGAGAAAGAAATAGATTATGAAAATTATTGCGGGTCCATGCCAGCTGGAAAGAAACTCACTCGGCGTGGCAAGATACTGTCAGAACATGGCAGAAAAATACGGTTTAGAATATTACTTTAAGGCAAGTTTCGATAAAGCCAATCGTACATCAATGGGTGCACAGCGTGGTGTCGGTTTGGAATCTGCCATGATTATCTTTGATGAGATTAAGGCAGCACTTGGGTGCAAGATCGTAACCGATATACATACTACAGGACAGGCAGCTCTGATCAAGAGCTCTGTTGACGTACTACAAATCCCTGCTTTCCTATGCAGGCAGACCGACCTACTACTGGCAGCAAAGAACACTGGAAAGATCGTAAACGTAAAGAAGGGTCAGTTCCTAGCACCGTGGGATGTCGCCGGCATTATTAGCAAGATTGGAGACGAGAATGTATGGATTACTGAACGTGGCACTAGCTTTGGTTATAATACCCTTGTTAATGACTTTACGGGTCTTCAGTACATTGCTGATAGCTATTCTACTCCCCTTATTTTTGATGCCACTCATTCTGTACAGAAACCCGGTGGCAATGGGACTAGTTCTGGGGGCAATCGGGATTATGTACCCGCTCTTGTTCGGGCCGCTGTTGCAACCAAAAATGTAGATGGCATCTTCGTCGAGGTTCATCCTGATCCTGACAACGCACCATCTGACGGACCGAACAGCCTAAACCTTCCACAATTCGAAATGGTATGCAGAGACATTCGTACTCTGTGTGATGCACTGGGGATTGACTAATGCGATTAAAACCAATTATTATTATTCCTGCACGTTATAACTCCAGCCGATTCCCTGGCAAGATGCTAGAGAAGCTTGGTGACAAGACTGTACTTGAACAGACTATCGAGACTGGTAAGCGTACTGGTCTACCTGTCTATGTTGCCACTGATGATCGACAGATTGCAGACCTGTGTATTCGTATCAATCAAGAATACGTGATGACAAGTCCTGATCATAAGAACGGAACAGAGCGTGTTGCTGAGGCTATGGTCAAACTTATTGACAAGCATGGTGAGGAGTTCAGTAACGAGTTTGATTACGTAATCAATCTACAAGGTGACTCGCCTCTTATTCCAGATTATGTCTTTAAGATGATGATGGAAGAGTATGAGCGGATGTAC